ATTTTTTCTTGGGCGATGTGAAGTTCGATCTGCTGGGGCATCCCATTCCGGAGGGGCGGGGCAAGGCCGGGCGCACCGGGCATGTGCCTACGCCGGAAATGGCGAGCAAGATCAGGGTGTTGCTGGTGGCCAACCTGTCGCTGGACCGGATCGCGGCGGAAGTGGGGCTGTCGGTGCCGACGATCCGCAAGCATTATTTTGCGAACGGCAAGGTCAACCGGCGCCACGCCCGGGAAATGGCGCTGGCCGAAGCCCGGGCGAAGAACCTGCTGCAGCTTCAGGCGCAGGCCGACAAGGGCAACGTCAGCGCGATGAAGGAGCTGCGCAAGATCATCTCGTCCGAGGAGTTCAAGATGCTCGACGACGAGGTCACGCGCGGAAAGGGCAAGGCGCGCGCCGCCCAGCCCGCCGGCAAGAAGGCCACGGCGCGCGAGGCGGCGCTCGAGGCGGAGCGCGAGCTCGGCGACCTGATTGAACGGGACACGAGGCTGAACTGATGGCAGGCGAACCGACGGACATCGAGGCCGTGTTTGAAGAGGTGGATCAACTGCTGCGACAGCGCGGTTGGCGGCTCGACGAAATGCGCATGACCGCTCGGCCGAACATCGACGGAGGCGTGTTGACGCAGGTTCGGCTGCGGTCGCGCTCGGAGATGCAGCGGACCCTGAGCGTCCCGGCGTTAGAAACCCTGTTTGGCATCTGATGCCCTTGGACTTCTCAGTTCCAAACTGGGAAGCGCGCCTCGAAACGGGGCGCGCGCCGGTTCCGGACCTTCCGGTCAACGAGGAGCGAGCGCAGCGCGCGGTCTGGCTGTTCGACGCGCTGCAGCTGCCGGACGTTCCGGGAATGCCGCGGCTGGCGGAGGCGGCGGGCGACTGGTTCCGCGAGATCGTGCGTCTGGCGCTGGCGGCCGAGGATCCGGACAGCGGGGCGCCGCTGGTCAACGAAGCCTTCGTGCTGGTGCCGAAGAAGAACTCGAAAACGACCTACAGCGCCGCGCTCGGCCTGACGGCGCTGCTGCTGTGGGAGCGTCCGCGGGCAGAGCTGCTGATTCTCGGGCCGACGCAGAACGTGGCCGAGCGGTGTTTCCGCCAGGCGCAGGGGATGATCAAGGCGAACCCCAAGCTCGCCAGGATTTTCCACGTGCAGGAGCATCTCAAGCGGATCACGCGGGTAAAGACCGGCGCGACCCTGCAGGTCAAGACCTTCGATCTGAACGTCGTCACCGGCGAGATCCCGTCACTGACGATCGTGGACGAGCTGCACGTCATCGCGGGCAAGAGCTACGCCGACCGGGTGATCGCGCAGATCACGGGCGGCATGGTGACCAATCCCTCCGCGCTTTGCGTCTACATCACGACGCAGTCGGACACGCCGCCGCGCGGGGTGTTCAAGGCCAAGCTCGACTACGCCCGGCGGGTGCGGGACGGCGAGGTGACGGGGCGGGTGAACTTCCTGCCGGTGCTCTACGAGTTTCCCGAGCGGGTGCAGGTGGCAGAGGGCCGGCCTTGGGCAGATCCGGAAATGTGGGGGCGGGTGACGCCGAACCTGGGCCTGTCGGTCAACCTGGACATCCTGCGCAAGAACTTCGCGCAGGCGCAGGAGGACGGACCGGAGGCGCTGGCGATCTGGGCGTCGCAGCATCTCAACATCCAGATCGGGATGGGGCTGCACGACGAGCGCTGGGTCGGCGCCGATTACTGGCCGTCGCGCGCCCTGCAGGCGATGGACCTCGACGCGCTTCTGGCCTCGAGCGACGTGGCGGTGATCGGCGGGGACGTGGGCGGCGCCGACGACCTGTTTGGCGTCACCGTGATTGGCCGTCACGCGGAGACGCGGCGCTGGCAGGCCTGGACGCGCGGCTGGGCGACCGAAGACGTGCTGGTGCGGCGAAAGTCGATCGCGTCGCTCTTGCGGGATTTCGAGCGCGACGGCGACCTGGTGATCACGTCGGACGGTGCGCAGCACGTGGCCGAGGCGGCGGATGTCTGCGAGCGGGTGCGCGACGCGGGGCTCCTGCCGTCGCAGAACGCCATCGGCCTCGACCCCTGGGGCGTCGCCGCGCTGCGAGACGAGCTGGTGCTGCGCGGATTCACCGACGAGGAGGTCGTGGGCGTCAGCCAGGGCTACCGTTTGTCGGGCGCGATCAAGGGGCTGGAGCGGCGGCTGATGGACGGCACGCTGCTGCACTGCGGCCAGCCGCTGCTGGACTGGTGCGTGGGCAACGCCAAGGCGACGTTCCGCGGCAACAACGTCTACATCACGAAGGAGTCTGCGGGCGTGGCGAAGATCGACTGTCTGGTCGCGCTCTTCAACGCGGCGATGTTGATGGACCTGAATCCGGAGCCGGCTGTCGGGGCAATCACGCCCTGGGACGCCGATCCGAACTACACGATGGTCGCCTGATGGCCTGGTTTCGCAGACGCTCGCGGCCGCAACCCGAGGCGCGGTCCACCACCGTCACGCAGGCCTCGGCAAATTTCCTCGAGGCAGTCGGTCTCAAGGAATGGCTTCAGGGGCGTGCGTCGGACATCGTCGTCACCACCGAGCGCGCGCTCGGCGTTCCGGCCATCTGGGCAGCGGTCAACTTCCTCAGCGGCACCATCGCGGGGCTGCCGCTGCAGGTCTATCGCAAGACACCCGAGGGGCGCGAGCGGGTCGAGGGCGCCATTGCGACGCTGCTGCATGACGCATGGAACCCGCAGGCCACGAGCTTTTCCGGGCGGAAGTATTTGATGGATCGCGTGCTGACCGGCGGGCGGGGCTTCGTTTTCATAGAGCGCAACGGCGCTGGCCGGCCCATGAACCTGTGGCCGCTCGACCCCGGGCGCATGAAGGTGGTCTCGGAAGGCGGTCTGCTGCGCTATCATTACCAGCGGGCGGAAAAGGACACGGTGGTCTACGAGGCGAGCGAGGTGCTCGACCTGCCGTTCATGCTGAAACCGGACGGCGTCGGCCACCTCGGGCCGATCGCGACGTGCCGCGAGGCCGTGGCGCTGGCCATCGCGGCCACCGAGTACGGGGCGAAATACTTCAACGGCGGCGGCGTGCCGCCCTTCGTGGTGACGGGCAATTTCCAGTCGCCTGCGGCCATGCAGCGGGCGGCAGACGATTTCAAGGCAGCGATCGACAAGGCCTCGAAGGAGAACCGGCTGGCGCTGACGCTTCCGGCGGGGCTCGAGGTCAAGAGCATCGGCGGCGACCCGCAGAAGGCGCAGCTGGTCGAGTCCAGGCGGTTCGCCGTAGAGGAGATCGCGCGTGTCTACAGCCTGCCGCCCACGTTCCTGCAGGATCTGACGCACGGCACCTTCGCGAATACCGAGCAGCAGGATCTGCACTTCGTGAAGCACACGCTCAAGCGCTGGATCGAACAGATCGAGCAGGAGATGAACCTGAAGCTCTTCGGCAGGACAAGCAGGCAGTACGTCGAATTCAACGTCGACGGGCTTTTGCGCGGGGATTTCAAGACGCGGATGGAGGGGCACGCCATCGCTATCCAGAACGGGCTGGAAACGCCGAACGAGGGGCGGACGCTGGAGAACCGGCCGCCGCTGCCGGGCGGCGATCGGCTGATGATCCAGGGCGCGACGGTGCCGCTGGTTTCGCAGGGCGCCACAACCGAGGGCGGGGAGCAGCAAGAGGACAGCGACCGATGAGCGACTTCGAGGCGCGGGGGCGCCATCTCAGGCTGCCCGCAGAGGTGCGGGCGGCGGGCGACACGATCACGGTGGAGGGCTACGCCGCCGTCTTCGACCAGGAGACCGAGATCGGGCCCTGGTTTCGCGAGCGGATCGCCCGCGGCGCCTTTGTCGATGCCATCGGCCGCGACGACGTCGTCTTCCTGATCAACCACGACGGTCTGCCGCTGGCGCGGACGCGGTCAGAGACGCTGGAGCTTCGCGAGGATGCAAAGGGACTGTGGATGCGGTCGGAGCTCGACGCGGGAGATCCGGACGTGCAGCGGATCGCGGGCAAGATGCGGCGCGGCGACCTGGACAGGATGAGCTTTGCATTCTGGCCGGAGGCCGAACGCTGGGAAGACCTGGACGAGGACATGCCGCTGCGAATCATCGACCGCGCGCGGCTGCACGACGTCTCGATCGTCACGACCCCGGCCTACGAGGGAACGGAGATCGGGCTGCGCAGTCTGAAAGCTGCGCAGCGGGATCGACGGCAGGCCAACTTCTCCGCAACGCAGTTGCGCCTCCTGTTGAAAGGGAACCTCGAGCTGAGGGCTCGGGAGAACGGCTGAAGGCTCCGCGCCGCAGCCTATCGGGTGGCCGCCTGCGCGCGGCCTTTTCACGGCTCATGAGGAGAGAACGATGAGCGAATTGAAAGCGCTGCAGGAGCAGCAGGCGCGGATCCTGACGAACGGTCGCGCAAAACTGGACGAAATCACGGACGACACGCCGGAAGATCGCGCGGCGGAGATCGAGCGCGAGTTCGACGCGATGATGGCCGATTACGACAAGATCGGCGCGCGGGTCGAGCGGATGCGCAAGCTGGAGGCGGCCGAGCGCGCGCTCGATGCGCCCGACCCGCGCCGGCCGGTCGCGTCCGGCGAGGCGCGCGGCGTCGACGAAGGGGCGGTGCCGACCTACCGTGAGAGCTTCCACGCGTATCTGCGGGCGATGGGCAACCTGGGAGCGATGGACGCGACGGAGCGCGGCATCCTGCAACGTGGATACGCCGAGGTCGAGACGCGGGCGCAGACCACGTCGGACAGCGCAGGCGGCTACACCGTGCCGGAGGAGCTGGCCACCATCCTCGTCAAGACCATCGCGATGTGGGGCCCGATGTACGATCCGGCGATCACCTCGGAAATCGTCACCTCGGGCGGCAACCAGATCACGATGCCGACGGTCGACGACACGACGACAGTGGTTGTCAAGCACACCGAAGGCACGACGCTCACCGACGACAACGGGTCCGACGTCACTTTCGGCGAAAAGGTGCTCAACGCCTACCCGTTCAACACCGAATGGCTGCGGGTCTCGAAGGAGCTGGTCGACGACAGCGCCTTCAACATCGAGCAGCTGCTGGGCGAGCTTCTGGGCGAGCGGCTGGCGCGGCGTGCCAACCTCGAGCTCACGACCGGCGACGGGACGGGCGACCCCAACGGCATCGTCACCGCCTCGACGAAGGGCGTGGATGCGGCCGCAGCGGCGGCGATCACGGCAGACGAGGTGATCGACCTGCTGCATTCGGTGGATCCGGCGTATCGAATGAGCCCGCGGTGCCGCTGGATGATGAACGACACCACGCTGGCCACGCTGCGCAAGCTCAAGACCGGCGACGGCCACTACCTCGTGCAGCAGGACTTCAGCAGCGGTCTCGCCGAGCGCATCCTGGGCTATCGCTACAGCGTCAACCAGGCAATGCCGGCGATGACCACGGGTCTGCGCCCGATCGTGTTCGGCGACTTCGGCAAGTACTATGTCCGCAAGGCCGGGCAGCCGCTGATCGGGGCGCTGCAGGACAAGGACTTCTGGCCCGGTTTCGGCATCGCCGGCTACATCCGCTTCGACGGCGAGCTGGCCGACACGGCGGCGGTCAAGCACATCCTGATGGCCTGACTTTTCTGATGGCGTGACTTCAGGGCGGGGCGCAATCGGCGCCCCGCCCCCGTTTCTGGAGGGTTCGCGATGAGCGACTACAACACGAAGGTCTATCTGGAGCAGGGCGGCGACAAGCAGGTCGTGGCCGACGGCGGTGCTATCGACCTTGGCGCCAACGTGACGCTGACCGTCAGCGGCACCAACGTGGTGATCACGGGCCTGCCGACGTCCGACCCGTCTGTCGCGGGCGCGCTCTGGTCCAACTCGGGCGTTCTGACGCTGAGCGCCGGCTGATGCGCGTGCGCCTTCTGGTCTCCCGCGCGACGGCGACCGCGGCGCAGCAGCCGGGCGACGAGATCGAGGTCAGCGCCGACGAGGGCCGCCGTATGATCGCGGCTCGCCAGGCGCAGCCCGTGCGGCGACGTGCGACGGAAAAGGCAGTGCCAACGGTGCCGCCAGAGACGGCGGCGCGCTGAGCCATGTTCCTCACGCGGCAGACGGCGCCGTCGGATCGTGTCGTGACGCTGGCCGAGGCCAAGGCTGACATGCGCGTCGTGTCGGACCTGGACGACGCGATGATCGACCGTTTGCTCTGGACGGCTCAGGAAACGGTCGAGGAGATGTGCGGGCGGCCCCTTAATGCGCAGACCTGGCGCCTCGAGCTTGCGGGGCTGACCGCGCGCGAGCCGTTGGAACTGCCGCGCACGCCGGTGCGGGAGCTGTCCGCAATTGCCTATTACGACGCGGACAACGCGCTGCAGACGGCAGACCTTGGCGACTTCGATCTCTACGGCGACCGCGACCGCGCGTTCGTGCGCCCGGTCGTCGGAGCGTCCTGGCCTGCGGTCTACAATCGCGACGACGCCATGCGCGTCGACTTCATCGTGGGCTACGAGGCAGACTTCACGCCGGAGGGCCTGCGCGCGGCGGTCATCATGCTGGCGGCACACTGGTTCCACCGCCCGGATGCCGACGCGCGCGAGGTTCCGACTGCCGTCGAGGCGCTTGTGGGGCTGCATCGACTGGGCTGGGTCCGGGCGTGATGGACCTGATCGAAAAGGTCGCGTTCGACCCGCCGGTCGCGACGGACGACGGGTACGGCGGTCGCACCGTGACATGGGATGAAAGTGCGGCTGTCGTTCGGCGCGCGCACTTTCGGTGGCTGCGCGGCGGCGAGGCGGTGCAGGCGGAGCGCTTGGCCGGGCGGCAGCCCGTGGTCGTGACGGTGCACGCCGACAGCGCGACCCGGGCGCTGACGAGCGACTGGCGGATGCGGGACATGGTGCGGGGGACGGTCTACGCGCTGAAGGAAGCGCCGCGGCCGAGCGAGGACCGCGTCTGGGTGGAGATCCTGTGCGAGAGCGGGGTGGCGGTGTGACGACGCAGGACGAGGAACAACGGAGGCTGCATCTGCTCGCGCGGCGATGCGCGCAGGCGCTGGCCAAGCCCGACAAGCGGCAGCTGCGGTTCAACGAAATCGTCCGCGTTGCAAGGGCCTTTTATGCAGAGCCATCGCTCGGTGTCGAAGAGCTGGTCGCGGCCTGTGACACGGTCGACCCGCGGTATGTGCCGCGTCGGCCCATGTGGGCAGAGCTGGACGAGAATTATCGCTGGATGCTGGGCGGGGTGGCCGTGTGAAGGTCGACATGGAGCTGCGCGGGCTCGAGGACATCGACGCGTTGCTTGCGCAGGTGGCGCCGAAGCAGGCGCGCAACATCATGCGCGCGACCGTGCACCAGGTGGCGGGCGAGGTGCGCGACGATGCACGCGATCGGGCGCCGTCGGATGGTCTGCCGGTGCGACTGAAACGCGCGATCCGGGCAAAGCGGGAAAAGGTCGTCTACGGGCGCATCCGGTCGACCGTTCGCGTCTCGCGCGACGCCTTCTACTGGAGGTTCCACGAGTACGGGACCGTCAAGATGCCGGAGCGGCCGTTTTTCGGCCCGGCGGTCGAGCGGCTGCGGGCCACGTGGACGGAACGATACCTGCAGGCGTTTCTCAACAAGTTCATCGCGGCGCTCGCGCGGGCGCGCAAGCGGCAGGGGCTCTGAGGGCGGCGCATGGGCGTCGAGCTGGAGTTGCAGAAGGCCGTGCTGGCGCGGCTCACGGGCGATTCCGCGCTGATGGCGACGCTGACGGCGGTGACCGACCGGCAGCGGCCGGTGGCCGACGGGGGCGCGGCGGCGGGGTTTCCGTACCTGCACGCGACCATCTTCCTGGACGAGTGGGACACCGACGACACCGAGGGGTTCGAGGCGCTGATCCGGGTGCACACCTGGTCGCGGTCGGGCAGCTATGCCGAGACCAAATCGGTGCAGGGTCGGCTCTACGAGCTTCTGCACCGGGTCACGGACCTGACCGTGGCCGGGCATCACCTGATCCTGATCCGGCGCGAGTCGAGCTGGGCCGAGACGGACCCGGACGGAATCACCATTCACGGGGTGTGCGAGTACCGCGCGCTCCTGGACGCGGCCTGAGAGGAGAGCAGACATGGCCAAGGCAAGTGCACGCGAGTTTGTCGTCAAGAGCGGCGGCACGGCGATCGCGGCGGTACGGACAAAGACCGTCCGGTGGGGCGGCACGCTGATCGACGTCACGACCGACGACGACGACGGCGACGCCGCCTATCTCGCCGACAAGTTCGCCGGGACTTCTCTGGAGTTGAGCGTCGAGGGGATCGTGGACGACGACGTGCTGGCCGACATTGCCTTCGTGGCGACCCACGCGGACAAACACGTCAGCAACATCACGGTGGAGCGCGCCAACGGCGACGCGATCTCGGGGAACTTCATCCTGACGTCCTACGAGGAAAGCGGCGAATACCAAGGCTCACCGACCTTCTCGGCCACGCTCGTGCGCAACGGCACCCACACCTGGACGCCGAGCGCCTGATGAGCGCGGGGTTTCAAGACGTCACGCTCGGCTGGAAGGAGGACACCTACGTCCTCCCGGCCGAGCGGCAGATGCCGGTGATCGCGAAGATCGAGGCGGCGCTCTGCCCCGACGGCACGGGTCAGCCGGTGCAGGTTCTGCTCACCGGGCAGGGGCTGACCTATCACCGGCTCGCCAGTGCCTACGGTCTGGCGCTGCGGGCCGCGGGCGCGCGGGTCGCCGACGAGGATATCTACCTGTCGATGATGCGCGACCTGGCCAACGGCGACGCCGAGGCGCAGGAGAAGATGCAGCTGGCCTGCCTGGGCCTGCTGGAGATCGTGGCGCCGCCGATCGCGCTGAAGCTGCGCAAGGCGACGGACCCGGAGGATGCGGCGGGAAACGGCTGACCGGCGGGGTCGATCAGCCCCCTGCCCACC